TAGAACAATTTGTTTGTACTTCATGTTGTAACCAAGATGGAAAAAAAATCAAGGAATTTTCACGAGGTTCCCATTGTACGCTGTGAGCTAGGTGTACAGACTCATTTTCATTTTTAGGGGGTGTTAATACCTCTGATTGAGGTTTAGGCTCTAAAAACACAATATTTCCACACTTTTTAGGAGCTTTTAGATAAACTACACCCGATAAGTAACTGTATGGGTGCGTATGAACATTGTTTCTTGAGCCAGGTGGGTTAACTATAGCCCACATTCCAGTCATTTCGGGGACATAACTATTTTTAATATTAAGATGATTGAAACAATCTTTAGCATATTTAAGAATATCACCGACTAAAGGTTTAAATTTTTTAACGTCATATATTTCATCATGACTGTGCCAACCTCCTACATTTGATTTTGGCATGCCTTCTTGGTCTTCTTGTTTTAATTTATAAATATCATGAACAAGATGTTCGTGTCCTTTTAATGATAATGAAAATACTGGGGTAATGAATAGAGAATGTAGATCAATCAAAGTTGTCCTTTCGTGACCTCCATAAAACTTGCTATAATGTGCACCTGATTGGCAGCATTTGCTTGAACTTTAAGAACATCACTTTCTTGCAGAACTAAAGGTTGAGTCAGTAATTCTGTTGTTGTATTTGTAGCAACACTCTGTGCTTTGAATACTTCAAAGGTTGCAGCGCCTCGGACAACTTCAACATCAACTAAAGTTGTTGAACCAGAGTCATTGCAAATCAAAAGAGATTTTACTACATCCGTGGTAGGCATAATCGGTGGTGTTGCACCAGGATTAGCCGTAGGAACTGTTATAATAGTCGTTAAATCAGTTGTGGTGATATCCACCATTGCGCTTTTAAATACATTAGCCAAGGAAAAAAGCCTCCGACTGTGCTTCTTCTCTTAAATCTTGTTGATAGTTTGTATTAAGTAAAAGAATAATTTGATCTAGTAATGCAACCATTTGATCAAATTGATTAGAACTGTATTCTGGTGTTGCGTTTGGTAATCGTGTAATTGTTATTTTAGCCATTATCTTCTTCCATCTGGTCTAAGCTGTAACTTAGTAGATCCAAGTCTCCAAGCTGTGTCATCAACTGTGTTAGTTTCATATTTTATTTTAACAGCTCTACCTCTGCCTCTTACATCAATTTTTTCTGTAGTGCTAGTAATACTACCTGTTGTAGTTACGTTAGATGCAGATTGTGGATACTGTTCTAGTGTTAAAGTAGCTGTCATTGTATTAGTTAAATTATCAAAGTCAGGAACTAATCTACTAACTGACATGAGCTCATCACCATCAGCAATTTCAACAGATCCTGTTGTTAAAAAAGCAGGTAAAGCTGTGCCATCTGCTTGATTATTGCCTGATTCATGTTCATAAATATAAGAAGCACCTGCAGTCAAACCTAGTATAGTAGATACATTTGCTGTTATACTTGAATCGTATTCTGTAGCTATAGGATTTTCATATACATAAGCACCAAGCCAAGTAGTTCTACCAAGATTAACAGTATACCACGTTCCTTCTAAATAATTGTAAGCAACACCTCTATCTATTCCTGTAGCATTTGCTGAAGGATAGTACCAAATAATTTCATTAAAAGCTGTGTTAATACCACAGGCTATATCATTTCTGTTTGTATAACTAAGATCATCAAATACATAATCTTGTACGGAGCAAGGCATTTTTTTAACAACACCGTCATACATATAAAAAGAATTATCAGACATCCAATATGATCTACCATTGACTTCTATAGCAGCGTGTTGTGCTATTAATCCACAGTTAGCGCCAAGTTGTCTAAGACCAAAAGTAAAAGGTGTGCCGACAAATTGAACACCATGAAGTGATGTATCTGTCCAAACTAATATTTGACCTGATGATTTTACTGCTCCTACTATTCGTGAACCATCTGATATACGTAAAGAACCAGCTTCATTAGTAGATACTGGTGTATAATCTGTAGCGTCTTCTCTATCTGAAAATCTAAATAATAAATCATCCTGAGATGCTGGTGTGCCAATAGTAGTTTCTGTGCCAAAAATCATTAAATGTCTTGTATCTGTTGATACCAAACTAAATCTAGATGCGGTAGGAGCATTAGACAAGGCTGTAGCTCTAGCATCTATTGAACCAGTAATATCTTTTATATATGTGCTGGCATTTAAAACTGTAGCAATTAAATCTTCACCAAAATTATCTAATGACCAACTTCTTGCTGCAACAGTAACATCAGAAGATGTGCTTGGTTCATCCCACTTACCTGCACTCCAGGTATCTGTGCCCCATCCATAACCATAAGTTGAAGCAGTTTCACCAATATTGATTTGATAATTAGCATTACCTGAACCACCTCCACCAGAAGTCGATCCAGAAGCTGCGCTAGTATGTGTTACTTTGTAAGTATTAGCATCAACACGGGTTGTAACTTCAAACTCATTGTTCATGTCTAAACCATCTATTGCAGAGAAAGAATCAAAAGTTACAAAATCACCTTCAATAGCACCATGATCTGCGTCAGTTACTGTGACTGTTGTTGTACCATTTGTTGTAAAAGGATTTGTTAAAGCTGCTGTTTCTCTAATGGGTGTGATGTCATATAAAGCACTACCCGAATATAAATATAGTTTTCTGTCTGTACCTAAAGCAAGGTATCTGGTTCCGTCTAGACCAATCCAACTATGTGTATCACGGACCACGCCCACAACAGTTTTATTTGGATCTGGTAAGTAAGACCAGCCCTTCCATCTTTCAGGCTTTCCGTAGTGAAAACGTACAAGATTTGAGTCAACATACTTACGTTCATCTCCCGCTGAATAAGCGGTATCTTGTTTATCAATGCCTGGTTGGAACTTTAAGTCAACTAATTTCATGTCGGAGTATACTAAATTATTTATTGTTTTGTGGCAAGAATTGAGTGGCTACGTTGCCCTTGAATGAGTAATTACCCATATGTGTCATACCGCTAACGATATCAGCGTATATTTTGCCACCTATTTTTTGCCATAAACGACAAAATGCATAGTCTTCTGACAAATATCTTTTGGTATCAGGCTCTATCATTGTGTCAAAAAAAGCATAGTTCCAATCAGATGTGTCGTGATATCCAAAGGTTTTGTCATGAGGGTCTCCTAAATGTTGATCTGATTTAAATCTAAGATTAGGATATGCTAAAGCCATCTTTTTAAATACATTTCTTTTTATCAACATAAAACCAGTTGCACCATCCAACACTTCTATAAATCCTTTTTTTACTATTACTTTTTTTGGGTCTTTGACGTTTAAATTGTATTGCAAAGATGCTGCGTGTAATTCATCTTCTTTAATGTTTGGGTTTTCTTTTACTCTTCTAATGGCTTTTGTCCAATCAATTACTTTTCGTGGATACACTCCCGTTACCACATCTTCATCTAAATCTAACATGCGAAACACTGATTCAGGATTAAAAGCTAAATCAGCATCAATAAACAAAAGATGAGTGTAATCTTCATTATCCATGAACAACTGAACTAATGTATTACGAGCTCTTGTTACCAAAGACTCATTACCAATAGTTCCAAATTGTAACTCTACTTTTTTTGTAGCTGCTAATGCTGTTAATTGTAAACAGCTTTTAAAATAATCTGCTGTAAGCATGTTGCCATAACAAGGCGTGCCTATAAATATTTTAGGACTCACTATAGCTCACTGTTAAGTATTCTATTTTCTTTAACCAATCTTTAGGTATAGCAATAGCGCCGCCCCCTGTAATATCTTCTTTATCTTTACTATATGAACGCATAATAATAATTTTTTGTGGACCATTATGAACCATCCATCCTACTTCTTGGCACACGGCCAACGGAGCATTAACAACTTCTTTTATATCAAGCCAACCTGTTTCTGTATCACGGGCATCTAACCACGTCACACGGACCATTGGCACATCTTCAATTTTCATTTTCTTTATAAAAAATATTAAGTGTGTATCTTTCAGAGCTATCTCCAAATGATTGTAGGTCTGAGTGCGGTATCTTTGAACCATTGAAAAACAATCCTCTATTCTCAACAAAACCTATATGTGAGGATAACTTTTCATTATGTAGAAAACCTGTGCCGTTATTAAGCAAAGGCTCTCCCTTTACAAATAAGAGAAAATTAGCAACGTTACCTTTATCAGCATCAGTATGAAATAAAGGTTCTTTGTCATTTTGTCGTAAATGAGCACTTACAGATATTGGCTCAAGGTTTCTATGCGGAAAAAAATATTGTTTAATTAAATTAATTAATGGATCATTATGAATACTTTTGTCAAAAGTATGACGCATGCCATATAACTGACCATTAGGGTTTTTAACTTCATGATATTTAAGTTTTGTAACAGTGTCTTGAAGTGACTTTAACGTGCTTTCATCTAAAAAATCATCTACATACATGACAAACTTTGTCTCTTTGTGATGTTGCATTAGTTATCTAAAAGCTGTGGCTCTTCTTTTTTAATCAAATGTAAGTTAAAAGATACCGATCTTCTCTCTTCATTTTTTGTTCTAAACGGATATACGCCGTGTGCTAACCAGTTTGGAAACAAAAATATATCACCAACCTTTGGTGATTCTTGATGTTTATGTCCACTGAATGTCGCCGCTTGACCATTAAACCAACATATATCACCTACAGTTGGATAGTGATCTTCTTTTGCATACTCCTCTGGTAAACTTTTTGGTACTCGTAAATAACATACACCAGACAGTTGACCTTCATGTATGTGAAAAGGATTGAAGTCTCCAGCCCACTGGCTCACGGACCACATAGATTCAATAACCATCTTACCTACAAACTCTGGTCTAATTGTTTCACTTGCTGGTGGTATAGAAATATAATTCTTAACCATTTCACCAATTAATTGAACCATTGGCATAAACTCTTCTGTGTTCATCCAATCTTGTGGAAAACGAACTTCTTGTTTAACGTTGCCTGCTAAATTACCTGAATGATCAAACTCTTTAGATAATTTTTTGTCAGTTAACATTTCTGTTGCTTTATCATCAAGCATTTTAGTAATGAAGTCAGGCATTCTGCCTCTCATTATTGTAGGACCAAAGGGTCTAATAGTATCAAACTTTAAGACTTGTTCTGTTGGTTGTTCTTTTTTAGCCATTGTCTTCCTTTCTACTTACAAATATCTATTGTCATATAGCAAATATTTGCCTATAAATATACTATTAATTAGGCTTATCTTTCAAGGCCAGCCTCCTTGCCTTTATAACAATATCATGAATTGCCAAGGAGTACATGTTAAAGAAGATTTTTAGAAGAGTTCGTAAAGCAGCAAAAGACATAGGTAGTTTTGCTTCAGATAATCCACTAGCTGTTATTGCAGGTTTAGGTTTAGGTTTTGGCAGTGGAATGCTGCCAGGTGGTTCAAAATTTGGATTAGGAACATTATTTGATAATTTAGGCAAAGCAGGAAATGTAGGAAGAAATCTATTAGGTAATTTTAAAAGTGTTGAAACAGGAGAGTTTAATCCTTTAAAAGGACTGGTTACAGAGGGTTCAGGCTTATTAGGTGGCGCTCAAAATTTATTAGGAGGTGGCGGTATAAAAGACTTATTACCTTTTGTTAACGCTTTCTTAGCCAAGAAACAATATGATCAAGAACGAGAAGATATTCTTAAAGAACAAGCAGAACAACGTGAAAAATTAGAATTCGTATCAAATAAATATGGTAGCCCAACAGGGGGCAGCCCGTTTGTTGACGATCGTTTTGAAATATATAAACCCTTTAAATATGATTCAGATGGTAGAATAATTGAAAGTGCAGATGGCGGTATAGCTAAACTAAACATGGGTGGCGATCTTTTAAAAATGGGTGGCACAGGAGGAATGGGTGGAATGCCTTTTAATCCTAACAATAAAATATCAGGAATGATACCAGCTTTAGCAAAAGGTGGTGAAACAACAGGAGTTCCAGGTTTAACTGGAGATATGTCAAGCAAGCAAATGATGAATAAAATAGAAGATAATCCAGGTATTACAGCTTTCTTCCCACCAAGAATGGGAATGATAAGTGGACCTGGTGGACCAAAAGATGACAAAATTCCAGCAATGTTAAGTGATGGTGAGTTTGTATTTACAGCAAAAGCTGTGGACAATGCAGGTGGGCCAAAAGCAATGTATAATATGATGAACAAATTAGATCCAGAATCTTCAAAAGGTAGAGGTATAGTATAATGGTACAATATACTTTTCAGCAACCTCCTGCGTACATAGAAGAGTTTCAACGTAACCTTTTACAAGGTGCTTTTGATGCTACAAAACAGCCTTTTTCTGGTGGTATTCCAAAACAAGGTATTACAGGTTTTCAACCATTACAAACAGGTGCTATTCAAGGAACAGCAGGATTATATGGTATAGATCCTACAACAGGTAAACCAACTGGCGCAGGCACGGCTTTCGATCCTTTCTTTAAAACAGCTCAAGATGCAATTGGTGTAGGTATGCAAGGAATTGGTGCTGGTCAAACAACATCAGCAATGGGCATTCCTTCACTACAATCAGCTCAACAACAATTTGATCCGTCAACAAGTAACTACAAACAATTTTTTAATCAGTATCAAAGTGATGTAACTAAAGAAGCATTAAAACAAATGGATGAGCAAGCTGCAATGCAGCGAAATCAATTAGAAGATCAAGCTCAAAGAGTAGGTGCTTTCGGCGGCTCACGTCAAGCAGTACAAGAAGCCGAGCTAGATAAAAATTTACAAGATATTAAATCAAGAAGAATATTTCAAGATCTCGCACAAAACTTTGAACAAGCTCAGCAAAAAGCTATTGGAACTTCTGAGTCAGCAAAAGGCAGACAGTTATCAGCAGCTCCTGTATTTGGTCAACTTGGTCAGACACAAGCTAATTTAGGTCAGCAAACAGCTCAACTTGGAGCACAGGTCGCGGGCCTCGGAGCACAACAATTTGGTATGCAACAACAAGGTTTAGGATCATTATTTACTTTAGGTGGAGCACAACAACAACAAGCACAACAACTTGAAAATGAAAAATTCAGACAGGCTGTTGAAACACAACAAGAACCACTTAAACGATTAGGATACTTCTCTGATATTTTAAATCAGCTTCCTGCATATCAAGCAACTGCTCAATACAAGACCCCACCATACACTAACCCTATTCTTGGTGCTATTGGTGCAGGACTTGGAACATACGGTATATTAAATAATCAAGGTGGAGGCGGCGCCTTCGGCCTTGGAACAATTTAGGAGGATAAATGGTAACTAGACCCGACCAACAAGTGGGAATGGATGAAATTCTTGATACAACTGTTGATGAAGTTACGCCTGTAGGACAATATCCTAAAACTATTTCTAGTCAGTTTTTTGCTAAAGAACCAAATATACTTCCTTTAGATGCAGCAAGTTATTTGTTGCCTTTTTTACGTGATCCCGATAATCCTAAGTATAGGACACCCTCACTTACAGATGAACAAATAGATAAAATGTATGCACCTACTGATTTCAGTAGTCAAAAAAAATTAGCTCTGGCACAATTTGGTTTTGGTTTAATGAGACCAACAGAAGGTGGTAGAGTGGGTGCAGTGCTAGCAGACTCAGGTGCACAACTTGCAGGTGATTTATCTAAAATAAAAATGGCTCAAGCTAATGAAGCTAAACAAAATAATGCAGCGAAAATAACTGCAAAGTTACAAAGAGATGCACAAGACTTATTAGAACAAAAAGCAATTGATGAAGCCAACAGAGGTATTCTTATGAACATTGCTAATATGAATTATGATGCTGTTTTAAGTCAAAACAAACAACAAATGCAACTTTACAATGAGGTGATGAAAGCAGCTCAAGGTAAGTTTATGGATTATCAGTTAGATGGTATAAAACCAAAACAAGTACAAGTTGCTTTTACAGATGACAATGGAGATGTAGGAACTCCGTTTGACGCGTTTGTTGTACAAAGCATCACGGAAGACGGAACAGGGCTCACGCCACCACAATATTATAAACCAACAAATAAAATGGGTACCGATGGTTATCCTATTATGGAACTTATAGAAAACCCTGAAGGTATTGTAGAAGTGCCTCTATCAATTACAGGTTCACCAAATGATTTTAAATCAGCAAAAGGTATGACAACGTTTAGAGATCTGTTAACAGGTCTACAAACAACAGATAGAGCATTATTAACACTTGATGAATTAGAAAAATCTTTCATTGAAAGACCAGGAAGAGCTGGTTTCATTGCAGGTATTAAAGGACGTTTTCAAACATATGCACAAATATTTAGTGATTTTTTTAGTGATGATGATTTAGTACAATTTAATAATCAAGAAGGTTTAGTTTATGAAACTGGAGAATTTAAAGGTCAGAAAATGACTAAGTTTCAAAACTTATCTACTACAATAAACTTGTATCTACAAGATCCAGAAACACAAGCTAAAATAGCAAGCGGTGAAATATCACCTGAAGAATTATCGGCTTTACAATCAGCAAATAATGTTTTCGATCAATTAGCGGCAACAGGTTTAGCACAAATGCGTGTTGAATCATCAACAAGTGGCGTTAATGCATTTGGAGAACAAAGATTTGAAGGAACTAATGGTAGAACTGCAGATCAAGAAAAACAAGCAATATTTAAAAAATTACGATTGTTTGATTCTGATT